AAGTGGGCGCACCGTGTGATACCAGAAGGTTGGTTACTTGAGAAAGGTAGTCGCATGAAAGAACAACGATTAAAAGTGAAACGGAGAACATGATGAGCTACAAAGTACAACCAGGTGAGATAGCTATAGTCTTGCGTCCACTAGAAGACGAAGAAGGTTACTGGAACGGACGGTTAAACACAGGGCTTATCTTCGGTCCTGAGAAACATGCTGAAGCCATGAAAGTATCTTTGGATATTGCTATCACTATGGCAGCAACAGAGCGTTTCTTAGAAGACTATCCTGAGTTTATGGAAGACTACGATTACTACAAAAGCTTAATCCTTCAAGAGGTATTTCCTGAGGCTCATGCTGAAGCAGTAGCACAGGTAGAAGCTGAAGAACTAGAAGCTGATGGTGGCGTTAAATATGAACGTGAAGATAACGTAATTCGCCTCAATAGATGGACAGAGACAAAGGGAAGCGCATGAGAATCGAACCTACATTAACTACAGTTACAGTTGATCCAGTAAACAAACCTGCCCACTACAATCAAGCAGGGATAGAGTGTATTGATGCTATTGAAGCAATGACAGAAAACATGTCAGGCACCACAGCACCTCATGCAGCAAACGTACTAAAGTATCTGTGGCGGCATGAATATAAGAATGGTCTTGAAGACATTGATAAAGCTATCTGGTACCTTAACCGTTTGCGTAAGCGATACGTGGAGAACCATAAATGAAAAAGTTCAGCGTCACGTTTGTTGTAGAGATGGACGAGGATAATAATATACTGTCCTCGTTTGATGATAATCATGAGGAAGATGTATATGATCTAATCACTAATGTGATGTATGATGTTGATGATTTAAAAATAGACAACCTAACTGTGAAAGAGAGGGCATAGGTATGGATATACTGCACTACCAAGAAGATTATGTTAATATGGAAATGAATGAATATCAAAATAAGGCTGCAGATACTGCCATCTATAAAGCAGAACATGCAGTAATCTACCCAGCGCTGGGCTTAGCTGCAGAAGCAGGTGAGGTAGCAAACAAGGTAAAGAAAATCTTACGCGATGGAACATTTAACCGTGAGGCTATTGCAGACGAAGTAGGTGATTGCTTGTGGTATATTGCTGCTCTGTGTCGTGACCTAAACGTAAACATGGCAGACCTAGCCAATAATAACCTTCAAAAGCTAGAGGATCGTAAACGCCGTGGTAAAATTGCAGGATCAGGAGATAAACGTTGAGTGATATAATTATAACACCAGGTCTTACCAAATCAGGTAGACCCTACATGGTATTCGATAATGTATTTACGGATGATGCATTGTCTCGCATGATGTTAGAAATTGATCTTAACATTAAACCCGTTATGCGTAGAGAAAACACGGGCGGTACAGAGGATAAACATACTAATGCTGTGTTCTTACACGAAGTATTTAAAGACCCTGAAGCCTCTAACGTATTTAAAAATACTAGAAAATACATGTCTCAAGAGATGATAGGACCACTTGCGTCTTCACATTGGGCTTTTGATGCTTTAACCATTGGAGAACTTACAGAGTCTATTCAGATACTATATTATGAAGACAAAGATAACTACGGACAGCATTCGGACATTAGCGTTATGACTATGTTGTTTTGGGCATTCAAGCAACCTAAAGGTTTTGAAGGTGGGGATATTATACTTGATGATGATGTAACGATTGAGTGCAAGCATAATAGAGCATTAGCTATGTCCATGAAGCTAGCCCATGAGGTAACGCCTGTAAAATATACCGCAGATGTACCAAATAGAGGACGTTACTGCATATCAAACTTTTTTAATTTTCCAAACTATTAATGAGGATAGAGACATGAATAACTATTTACCGACAGACTATCAATCATTTATCCATAAATCACGTTATGCTAAATACTTTGATGGTAAAGGCCGTGAGAATTGGGACGAAACAGTATCACGTTATATGGATAACATTGTCCGTCCTATTGCAGGTGATGACAGTTACATCAATCAGATTGAAGAGGCTATCCTCAACCTAGAGATTATGCCCTCTATGCGATCTATGATGACAGCAGGGGCAGCAGCAGCACGTGATAACACATGTATGTACAACTGCTCTTATGTGGCTGTAGACAAGCCTACACGCTTTGACGAAGCTATGTTTATCCTATTGTGTGGTACAGGCGTAGGGTTCTCTGTAGAGCGCCAGTACATCAGTAAGCTACCAGAGGTACCAGAACAGCTATTTGACAGTGAAACAACCATTGTAGTCAAAGACAGCAAAGAAGGTTGGGCGAAAGCATTCCGTCAACTATTGGCACTACTATGGACAGGTGAGATTCCCAAGTGGGATGTATCAAAGGTACGCCCTGCAGGTGCGCGACTAAAAACATTTGGTGGACGAGCTTCAGGCCCAGCGCCTCTAGTTGAACTATTTAACTTTGCTGTGTCTACATTTAAAGGCGCACAAGGCCGTAAGCTTACTAGCATGGAATGTCACGATCTAATGTGTTTTATAGGACAAATCGTGGTAGTCGGTGGGGTACGCCGTTCTGCTATGATCTCTTTGTCTAACCTAAGTGATGATCGTATGCGCCATGCTAAATCAGGGCAATGGTGGGAGACAGCAGCGCACCGTGCGCTAGCTAATAACTCTGTAGCCTACTCAGAGAAACCAGATATTGAAACGTTTATGCGTGAATGGACAGCCCTTGTGGAGTCTAAATCAGGTGAGCGTGGTGTGTTCAACCGTGAAGCATCACAGAAACAGGCTGCTAAATATAACCGAAGGGATAGTAATTGGGAATTTGGTACTAATCCATGCAGTGAGATCATCCTCAGATCAGCGCAGTTTTGCAACCTTACTGAGTGCGTTATCCGCGCCACAGACAATATTGATGATATTGAACGTAAAGTAAAGTTTGCTACGATCTTGGGTACAATTCAATCTAGCTACACTAAGTTTCCATACCTATCTAAGGATTGGCAGCGTAACACAGAAGAGGAGCGCCTACTAGGTGTGAGCCTAACAGGTATCATGGACAACCCTCTTATGACATCTGCGAACAAAGGATTGGAGAAGACTCTTGAGCATTTACGAGATATTGCTGTCGCCACTAACGCTGAGTGGGCTGATCGTCTTGATATCCCTCATAGCGCTGCTATTACCTGCGTCAAGCCATCAGGCACTGTCTCGCAGTTGGTGGATAGCGCCAGTGGTATACACTCTCGCCATAGCCCCTATTACATACGTACTGTACGTGGCGATAACAAAGACCCACTAACACAGTTCATGATTGATAATGGTATCCCTAATGAGCCTTGCGTGTTTAAGCCTGACAGTACTACAGTGTTTAGCTTCCCACAGAAAGCCCCTGCAGGTGCAGTTACACGTAATGATATGACAGCTATTGAGCAGCTAGAAACATGGCTTACGTATCAGCGACACTGGTGTGAGCATAAACCATCAGTGACTATCTCAGTACGGGATTCGGAATGGCTAGCTGTAGGTGCGTTTGTATACGAACACTTTGACGAGATGTCAGGCGTATCATTCCTACCACACTCTGACCATACTTATCAGCAAGCACCCTATCAGGATTGCACAAAGGAACAGTATGAAGAGCTACTAGCACAGATGCCAGAGCGTATTGATTGGACTAAGCTATCAGAGTATGAGCAAGAAGATAACACTGCAGCTATGCAGACTCTAGCTTGTTCAGGTGACTCATGCGAAATCGTAGACCTAACCGCAGCCTAGGTAAGGTACCGTCACCCTGCGTAAAGGTTTGCCGAATAGAAGGTGAATACTGCGTGGGGTGCCTACGCACTACAGACGAGATACGCGATTGGATGATCATGTCTGAGTATGAACAAAAGAAACTACTATATGAACTAATGTGGAGAAAAGATGACCTACGTAGTCGTATCACGAAGTGATTGTAGCTACTGTACATTGGCGACAGAGTTACTAAAAAAGAACGGAATAGCTTACACTTGCTATTCATTAGAGTCATCCCGATGGGTACTTGACCTTTTCAAAAAGGCTGATATAAAGACGGTACCACAAGTATGGGATTCACAGGGTAACCACATTGGTGGTTATACAGAGTTGCAGAAAAATCTAGAAGGAGATTAATATGTTCGCAACATTATTCGTAACATTTGTAACTGCATTTCTTGCTGTTGGTGTTATTGAAGAAGTAGTAGTACCAGCAGGTACATACGCTTATGAAACAGGTACAGAACTGTATCAAGAACATATCGTTGGCACTGACTAATGTATGTTTTGGTAGCCATATTGTTTATGGGACAACAGTTCTATAAAATTGATCCTGCCCCTATGCTATTTCCAGATTATGAAATATGCATGATGGCTAAAGAATTGTTGGACGAAAACCTTATGGCTACCGCCCCAACTGAAGATGCATGGGCAATCACTTACTGCAGTGAGGTGCCGAAAGGAGTTTAATATGCATACATGTAAGAAATGTAGCGTAGAACTAAACGATAACAACTGGCATAAAAGCTGGAAAAATAAAACATTTAAATGTAAATCCTGTGGTCAAAAAAGTGATGAAAAAACTAATAAAACACGCTTATATCTAGATGGTAATTACATTCCTAAATACAGCTACATCTATGAGTTGTTAGGGCCGGGACGATTTAAAACTAAAGACCTACTATTAGCTGAAACTAAATTAGAACAGCAGAAAGAAGGTTATATCTACATAGTTGTCAATGAAAATGCATATCCAGGTTGGGTAAAAATTGGTATGACAGTACAGCCAAAGAAACGTTTAGGTAGTTTTCAAACTAGCTCACCTTTTGCTGATTATGAAATGGTCTATACCTTACCTGTCAGTAACAGGCGTAAAGCTGAAAAGGCTGCACATAAACTAGCAAAGAAACTTTGTGAGCAACATAGCGGCGGTGAATGGTTTAAGATGTCAGTAGACCTAGCCAAAGAAGCAATCAATGGATGATAACATTACAGATTTCCCAAAGAAGCCCGTGAGAAGTAGACGCAAAACAAACTACAAAGGCGCTGCTAATAAGCAGACATCAGGTTTTGTTGCTCGTACTGATAATCAAAAGGCTTTATGGGATGCAATGCGCGAGAACACTCAGGTCATCGTACTTGGGTGTGCTGGCACAGGTAAAACATATGTTACCGCTACCTATGCAGCAGACCTATACACGCTAAAGGAAATAGATAGGATCATTATAACACGCCCTCATGTGGCTGTTGGTAAAGACCTAGGTTTCCTACCTGGTAGCCTCGAAGAAAAGACGTATCCTTGGGCGCTACCAGTACTTGATGTACTGCAGAAACACTTAGGTAAAGGCACCGTAGATACAGGAATAAAGAATGGAAACATTGAAATGGCACCTATTGCTCTTATGCGTGGGCGCAGCTTTGATAATGCCTTTATAATTGTAGACGAAACACAGAACATCACGACACATGAGCTTAAGATGCTGTTGACCCGTGTAGGTGAAGGTAGTACAATTGTACTCAATGGTGATATTCAACAGTCAGATTTGAAAGAAGCAGATGGTCTATCAAAGATCATTCATCTAGCAAAGAAGCATATGTTGCCTATCCCCATTATTGAGTTTGGTGTGGATGACATTGTACGTAGTGATATCTGTGCTGAATGGGTTAAGGTATTTATGAAAGAAGGTTTATGAAAATAGAAGACGAAGCTAAAGCCTTCACTGATGCTAAAAAGAAAATCTTTATTAACACACTAGAAAATCAGATTAAAGAAATTAAACAGCTTATCAGTGATAATCTTTGGGAGAGTCAAGAGAAAGAGGAAGCCCTGCTTAAGTTCACAGAGGCAGTACTATGGACAAAACATACAGCAGACATGCATGGAATAAAATAAAGGGGCCGTTTGGCCCCTCTTTTAATTACCTATACTCTTAAAGAGTTTATTTGTTTGTTTGCCCCCGTTGAGATATATGAGGGCCATTGTAGTATGTCGGGCTTGTTTCTCTAAATCATCAAGCTCTGGATCATCATAGATACTACCCACAGCTTTGTTATAACTCATATCGTCATAACCAAACTCACCCCTGACAGACTCCCAGTAAAGGTTAGCCATGCTACGCTCTTGGCGTGATTGTGCCTGTACTTCACCACGAACATAGGCATCAAAATCAGGACTCTTACCAGCCATAGAGGCTAGATGCTCTTTAGCTGCAGTACGCATATCGCTAATCTTATTTTTAACAAAGTTCTGAACCGCTATCTTTTGCTTCTTGCTGTCTGCTGCTTTGTATTCTTCTGTGCTTAGCAGTTGAGTATTAATCTCTGCAGCCAAAGCACCCTGTAGTGATGATTGTACTAGAACTTCAAGCGCTGGGTTCTTCTCTCTGTATGGGTTATACAGTTTAAAAGGATCAATCTGTAGCCGTGACATTTCACGCTGTAGCTCATTCTTAGGCTGTGTACCCACAAAACCAGTGACCTGCTTGACCAGAGGGTTCTGCACACGAATAGGCCCATCACTAAAGATGTCAAACCTAATCATGTCGTAACCTGTGTCACCCTTAGTAGGATCAATCATAGTCTGATATTGTGTACGAGCGCCTAGTCCTGCATACTTAAACATAGAACGGGCTTGCTCTTCAGTGATCCCCTCTGGCAAATCCATATCACCAAAGTTAAAATCAGGTAGCTGTCTAAACATACGCTGGAAGCTAGCCATGCGTAGATTGAAACCTTTCTCAAAGATAGGAATCTCTACGTAGTATGATGTTGCTGTAGGATCACGTGTCTCTGGTAGATAAGATGAACGTGGATCAAACTGACCATAAAAATCTTTCACAACTGCTGCAGGGTATGTGTATGAAGCAAAGTAGTCAAAGAAAGTATCAAGCGCTGGGGTAATATCTCCTGCTTCTACAGCTTGGAACATCTTATCAGCTATACCTGCATTAGGTCTAAACTCTGTACCACCTGCGATCTTAACAAACTCACGTAGCAGCATTGACGGGTCTTTGATTTCTTCGCCGTTCATAATACGAGCTACCATGTTAGCTGTCCAATGCGTTGCGGCTGCTGGACCCAGCGCAGCTTGTGCATTGTAGATTTGCCCATCTCTACCTTCAGCCTCAAACCATTCACGGCCCTGTTCAATGTTGTCTTTCTGAATGCTATACGCACCAGCAAACATTGTAGCGCCTGTCATGAAACGGGCGTAGTCCTCTGTCATGGCATTCTTAAAACCACGCCGTGCAATAGTTAAACCAGTGTAGTCACTGATGAACTTAGCCTGTGATGCAATATAACGAGGGAATGGGATAGCCACAGTCAATCCTGAATCATGGATAAACTTAACTGTTTTACCTACAAACTTATTAGTCTCACTGGCACCCTTACCACCAAAGCGGCGTTGGAAGGTAAACGCAAAGCTCTCACTCATAGCCTTGTCTAGTACATCCTCTGGGAGCAGAGATAGTGTACCTTTCTCTAGCATTTCCATTACGGATGTGCCAATCTTCTTATTGCCTAGCTGCCCTAACTGGCGATCAATAGAAGCTGTAATCACAGCACGTTTAAACACGTGGTCAGACATTGTGTTCAGCACATTAACTGCGTTACCTACTTTAGCTAAACCTGTGTTCTTAACAACGTTTGACTCTGCTTGCGCTGCATCAAGGAACACACGTGCCATCTTTTCTGGTGCTTCCTGTGCAAGCATTGTTGTTAATGCTTCAGACACGTAGTTGTCATACGTAAGGTATGTTAATGTGTTTGCACTATTTCTAAACGTAGAAGCTGCAGCAGCACCCTCACCTCTGACACCACGAATAGCAGCAGCATAGATATTATCAACCATGTCAATACCTGTCATGGCTACACCAAAGATATTGTTACGCATTGTGGTTGCAGGCTGTGATGTCATAAACGCACGACGAAGGTTTTCAACCTCTTTAAAACCACGCCAGATTTTACCTGATACACCTGTCATAGCGTCTAGCTGTGCTTGTGTTAGCTCTGTAGCCTCACGCCCTGAGATAGATGACATACCTTCATCATACAGCATATCTAGCTTACGTCTGAACTCTTTAACATCAATAGGCTTAACCTTAACACCACCACGGCTTACAAGGTTACGCTGTGCAGCAAGAGTACGAGCAGCCTCTGATACTTCTGCTGCATATGCTGCGCTTAGCTGCCGCTTGGATAGGCCGTACTTCTTAGCTATTTCATCAAACATAGCTACGCCATCACCCGCTTCCATGCGCTGGGCTAGAAACTCTGTGATGCGTTGACCTTTCTCAGGCTTAACACCTAGCTCTTTAGCTAGCTCAAATGATGCAGCGCTTAGACGCTTGATCGTACCTCTGTCAAAACCACCAATTAAACCATCTGGTAGGTCTGCACTAAGTATGGTTTCTTTAACATCAACACCCTCTTGTACAAGCTTAGGATCAATAGAGCGTAGTATCTTACTTGTTGTATA